TGGCCTAATATCATTAGTCGCTAGTTCGTTCTTTATCGCTGTTGTTAGACTTCTCGACATATTCTTCGTAATTAGTTTGGGTTACACTTTCTGTACCTTTTAACATAGTATATTCAAATTTGCTATTAGGTTTCTTGTATTCTTTAAGATCATTAATACTAGCATCTATTTGATCTTCATTAACAATAATTTCAGCCACGAAGTCGGCAGTTATCTTATGTGTTATTTTATATTTTTTCACTATAGAGTTTCTTCTACATCAAATTCAAACTGATACAAAAAAGCACCATCATTAGCAGTGCCAACTGCACCAAACTCTTGAACATCATTAGTAAGATGTACTGTAAAAGGAACATTATCATAAATTACTGCTGAGTTATCTGAAAGTGCTGTAAGTAAAGGTGGTTCAATAGTAAGTGTAGAAGCATTACCAGATGCTTGAACATCTGCAACAATCATATAAACTTTATTATGACTAGCAAACTTAATAAAATCTCCTGACTTAAAAGCATTTGGATTATTATTTGCATGGCCATCAACTGCAATAGTTGTATCTCCTACAGCGTGAGAACCATTAACCAATATTGTTCCTGTTTCATTACCTCTAGCATTTTTAACTTCTGGTGGGATAATCGTAAAGTTTTCTTTACCTGATCTTTGTTTAATTATAAAAGCCATTAACTCTCCATATACATCTGATCTAGTTCCTGTAATAATTCTAATAGTAAATGCAAATCTTTGATTATCTATTTGTCTAGCAAGTTTCTTACCAGATACACTTTTTGAAATAATAGTATTTTGAATAGACGTTATTCCTAAAGATTGAAACTTAGCAGAAGATATTGGAAAAGCACCTGACATTAAATTAAAGCCTCTCTACCTTTTTCATTAACTGCATTATTTATTAATTGAGTTATAGTTCCTCTTGATCTTACAAGTAATTCTTCAAAGCCAGAAGCATCTACTGTGTTAATGTTAAAATTAACTGTAGCACCACCACCACCTGTTCCTCTAGCTGATTGAGTTATTTGTCCTGTTTGATTTGGAATAAATAATTCTGCCCCTCGTTCTCCAACCATAACAGGTTGACCTTTTGATACTGCACCACCTTTTTCAAAACCTTTTATTTTATCTACAAATTTTAATCCAGCACCGACAACTGCTCCAGCCGCCGCAATGTTTAATGGAAAAGGAACTGAAGCTAATGCTTTAGCACCAGCTTTATAAGCAGAAATTAAACCCTCTTTGATAGCTGACATTTTAAATAAACCTGTTGCTTTTTTCATTGCCGCTTGAACTACAGAACCAACCATAGCTTCTACAATAGATTTAATTATAGAATTTTTTAAAGTTTCAAAACTTAATTTACCTGTCATTACAAAATCTGTTAAACTATTTTTTAATGCGTCCATTGATTTTGTTCCAGCTTCTTTAAATCTATCAAATGTTGTTGTATTAAATTCTTTTTTAAATCCTTCACCAAATCCATCTATTGCACCACCTATTCCCTCTAAATCTTTCGGAAGTTTTTCAAAACCTTGATGAAGTTTATGTTGATGCTCAAATATATCTTCTGATTTTTTTGCTTGTTTCTCTAATTCTTCTGTAATTTCTTTATGTGTTTTTAAACCTTTGTGTAGTTCATTGGTATATTCAAATGCTTTTGTATTTTTTAAATTTTCAAGTGCAATATATTTTTCTAATTCCTCTTTTTGTTTAGTTAAATTAGCTAATTGATCTGCTGTTAGTTGTTTATATTCTTCTAAAATTATTTGTCCTTTACCTCTTACATCTATAAATTGATGTTCTTTTTTTAATCCTTCTTCTAATTGTTTATTAATTTCAATTAATCTTAATTGTGCTTCTTCAATACTTTCAGGATTAATTAAACCATCTTTTATTCTTTCATCTTTTAATAAATCTTTTACTTTATCTATTACAAAACTTATTCCAGCTAAACCAACAGCACCTTTTTTACCTAATAAAAAAGCACCAACAATTCCAACTTCTCTTGCAAATTCTGGCATAGCCATAAATCCATCAAAAATACTTTTTAAGCCTGAACCTATTTTATTAATGGTTGGAATTAATTCTTTACCTACATTAACAACTCTAACCATTCCTTGTGCTAAATTCTTACCAACTGATGTTGCTATTCTGTCTAAATCTTTTGCATTTCTTTGTAAAAATTTATCTAAATCTCCAAATTGTCTTTTTAATTCTTCAAAGAATCCAGCTTCAAGTAAAACTTTTTTAAAGTTGAATACTTTATCTCCAATCATTGAAAGTGTACCTTCAAATGTTTGTGCTAATTCATCTGTAGCTTTTCCAAATCTACCATCTGCACCAAAAACTTTTTCAAATGCTTGTATTGTTTCTTCTATAGAAACTGTTGCTCCAGCTTTAAAGCCAAGCATATTTCTAACACCTTTTTCTCTAAATAAATCTGCCGCACCAATACCAGCACTAAATGATCTTTGAATTTGTTCTGCTGTTGTTCTAAAATCTAATCCTGTAACTGCCGCAACATTACCAGTTATTTGCAACATTTGTTGCAAGTCATCTGCATTATCTGTAACTGTAGCTAATATTCCAGAACCTTTTTGTATTTCTTCAAGTGAGAAAGGAACTTTAGATGCAAACTTGACCATATTGTCAAAAGCTTTTGCACCCTCGTTTGTATCTTTAAGTAAGAATTTTAATCTAGTTCTTAAATTTTCTAATTGCTTTCCTGTATTAACTAAATTTCTAACAACAAGACCAGCACCTAAACCTAAAAAAGCATTTCTTAAATTAAATACAGAATTTTTTAATCTACCTAAAGATTTTTGTACACCATTTAAAGCCTGTTTCGACCTGTCCTTTGCTACAATATCTATATTAAGTTTTTGTGTCATTATTTAAACTTTCTTGCTTCTGCTAGTGATCGTTCTGTTTTATACTGATCTTGTTCTTTTTTCAAGTATGCTAACCAAAGATTATAATTACTAACAGGCATATCAAGAACTTGTTGGATTGTAAGATGTAATCGTTCTGCAATAACTAATAGCGACCTAACATCAGGGTCGCTATCTACTTTTTTTCTGCGTCCTCGTATGATGTGTCTAAAAGAATTTTATTTGAAATATCTGCAACTATATTTGAATCTGCTTTTTTTCTTAATGCAAATTTATCTTCTGGTTTAAATGCTTTTTTAAGTTCTCCTTTTTCATCTTTAATCATCAATTTCATAATGATTAAATCAACTAATACTGTTAGATCAGAAAAATTACTAGATTTCTTGAAGATAATATTTTTTTCTTCAAGTGTTAAAGGCTCAGAAAAAAAAACAGATGGATTTCCATGCTCGTCTTTCCATTGCTCAACTTCAATAGTAAGTGTTTTTAGACTTTCAAAATGAGATTTAACTCTATCAATAACTGACATAAATTAGGATTATACAGTTCCTATAGTTAATGCACCAGTTCCTTGAAAAGTTACACTTCTTGAAACGATTGCGTCCATTGAGTTATTAACTGACATTCCTGTAACAATTCCTGTTCCTGAGAAACTTCTGTCGCCACTTGCATTACCCTCTGGGAGTAATATAAATGAGATTGAAGCACCAGCAATTAAACTTGTTTGAGGTGAATCTGTTTCATCAAAGTGCATTTCTAATGTTCCAGAGAATGAAGTTCGACCAGCAACAAATGATTTAGTAGCATCTGTTAAAGCTGTATCTTCTACAACATCTCCTGTAGTTTCAAGTGTGAATGATGTTAGTTCCCCAACAGCAGTTCCACCAGCAGTAACTACGCCTTCTTTTCCGTGATGTGTTGCCATTTTTTATCCTTGTTTGATTTAGTTTGTTTGTTTTCTTTTTCTTGCTTATAGCCTAAACTTAAAAAATGTTCAAGATTAGATTCATTAATAACTATCTCTGAATTATCTTTATATAATTTAATATCCTTAGCCATAAGTCCTTTTACAGTTTATCATCTTCTTCGTCAATATCTTCTTCATCTTCTTCAAAATCTTCTTCAAGGTCATCTGATACATCTTCTTCTTCCCAAGTACCATCTTCATCTTCTAAAGAGTTTTCTCTAATTTCTTCTACTAAGTCTTTTACTTCCTCGCAAAGCATAGACTCTTTATCGTGTAACTTTTCGATCTGATCCATTTTCTTAGAAATTTTATCTAGTAGTTTTTCGTTTTTCATATTTTATCCTATGGTGTTCCAGCTTGATATTCGTACATACACCTAATTGTCATTCTTATTCCACCAACAGGAAATAAAGAACCCTCGTCAGTTTCTACTTGTATAACTTCTGAATCAAGTGCATTACCATTTCGAGTAATATCAGTTTCTAATGCAGTTTCAATAGCTGTAATTAATTCATTTCTTTTAGTATCTATATTGGCCTCTGCACCTTTAACAAATCCTAGTATTACAAAGTCTATCGTACCATGCCTAGTTTTAGCACCAGAACCTAACTCAGAGTCATCTCTATTTTCTTCTGATGTTTGAACTATTACTGCTGGATATTGTTGCTCTGATAACTCATCTAATAAAAAAGGTTGTCTAGTCGCTTTTCTTATATCTGGGCTAGATATAGCAGATATAACTGACAATAAATTACTTGCTATGTTTTCTCTTATACTCATATTCTTGCTCTCCTAAATTCCTTTGCAACAAATCTGTTAAATTGTTTTCTTATTATATTTGCTGTTCTATCATTAAATCCAAAAAATTCCCTCTTATTTTTTCCTAATACTTGATTAAATACTGCTCTTTGTCTCATCTGTGAATTACTAAAATTAACAGTAATTTTATTAGTTCCTGTTTTTTTTAAAGTTCTACCAGATGGAGTTAATGCACCTAACATACGACCAGAATAAAATAAATCAACTTTTGTAGATTTACCCTCTCTTTGTAATTTTTTTAAATAACCAGAAGAATATGGAACAAAAGGTATATCTCTAAAATCTATTCCTTTTTGTGTCTTAGTTCTAATAATATCTAATAATTGGAACCCAGCTTGTAAAATACCTTTTTGGATTATTCCTTTAAACTTTTTTTCTATTCTTTTAAATCTTTTTTCAACAAATTTAGCATTAGTTTTGATCTTTAAATCTAAAGCCATTATCTAGTCAATCTTCTAAATCCATGTAAAGGTTCTCTCTCGTTAGATACGATAGTTCCATCAGAATCTACATCATACTCTACACCATCTTCTAATATCATTCTCCATTCGATATTGTATTGGCTCATATAATATTCTGCCATTCTTTCAAATCTATCTTTTTCTGTTTCTGGTCTAAACTTAGTTAATGCTGGTAAATAAAATCTTCCAAGAAATAAATAAACACCAGCACGTTCAAACTGATCTAAATTAACTTTTGTATTAACCATCTCAGCAGTATTTAGAACTGTAATATCTGTGAATATATTTGTTTTATATACAGGCCACCACTCTACTCTTAATGCTCTAAAAATATCGTTAGTAGTTTGTGCTAGAAAATTAGTTGTTTCTGTAGCAGTTGTAGATATACCAAATTCAAAAGCATCAGGTTGATATTTCAAAACATCTGACGTTGTTATTACATCTGCTCCTGTATAATTAGCCATTAATTACTCCAAATAAGATATGCAATAATTAAAACTAAAGGAATAGAATACATTGGGTTTTTTTTAGCTTTAATCCAAACCCATTTGCTTTTTTTTCTAATCTGTCTCCAAATCCATTCGTTCATCTTTTTTCTTTCTTGTTTTTCGTTTCTTTTTTAAAGGTACTACATTTTCTGTAACAACTTCTTTAACTTCTTTTACAACATCTTGTTCTAGTTTAAAACCTCTAAAATCATACATACCTTTATTAGTTTGATAATCTAATTCACTTCTAATAATTGTTTTGTTACCTCTTTTAAGAGTAACCATCTTCTCATTTGATAATACTAATTTAACCATTTTATTCTCCTATGTTAGTTGCGAGGGCAGTTTCCCACCCTCACAAAGTATCCAATTATTATTGGATTGATGAATCGTGATGTAACTCAACACCATATGAATCATGGATTTCTCCAACACCATATACTGAAGTAGCAACAATCTCGTCTGCTCTAAGAGAAGCATCTCTTTGAGTTTCGATTTTAACATCTTCCATCATAGCGATTGCAAGTGCATCTCTGTGGAACGCACCACCTTTGTAATCTCCAGCATTACCTGTATTAGCAATGTTTGAAGTTTCAAAGACAGGCATACCAGCTAATCTACCAACAAAACCTGATCTTAATGCTTCGTTTG